CACCAAGGCTCTTCTCAAGTTCAACAAAAGCACTCTTAGCAACTACTTCAACTTCTTGTTCAACTACAGTTGATTCAACAGTCATTTTTAGTTCCTTATTTGTGATAGGGATAGATACCCCCTTGTTTACCTCGCTAGCGATATTTGAGGTATCTTCGACTACTACAGTCTTGGATTTGGTTGCAGCCTTAGCTACTTGTTTGGTTGTCTTGAGCTTAGCTGCGTCAATCTTCTTAAATGCTTTTTCAAGCATAGCTTGATCTTTTAGCATCACTAGGTATTCTGTTTCGCTCAGACTAGCTAGAACTTCAGCTTGACTTTCAGCTTCATGCAAAGCCTTCATTACCGAAATAGACATCAGCTTAGAATTAATATATGCTTCATAATCAGCATCCCCCGGCTCTGAATCCCACTCTGGATACTCAGGTGTCTCTATATCTTCCAGTGCTTGTTCTTTTACCTCCATTGCAGCCTTGTCCATGCCTGCAGTTGTGAAGCCCAGAGTACGTGCTAGAAGCTCATTGTCTACACCGTAGATATGATAGAATCGCTCAAGGTACTCGTTAATGTCTAGCTCTACTTTAATCTTGCTTGCTTTGGTTACGAAAGCATCAGAGAACTTGGAAGTGGCCTTGACCACAAGTTTATAATTCGCTCCACTTGCACAACCACCTTGATCTTTATGCACAAGAGCCATATGACTGTCTACACCTGAGAAATCCAATGCACGTAGTTTCTTCTGTGCTTTACGTGTCTTATTTTCAGTTTGTTCCATTAATTTCCTTTATTAGTTTCCAACCTTGACTTGATTTTCTAGCCTTTGTATAGAATAGTTTTCCAATCTCAGATAGATTAAGAGAGAATGTTTCACTAAGCTCGTACCGTGTACCTACGAAAACTAGACCATCTACTAGTCTTTCAAATTCAAAAATACGAGTATCTGCAGAACTGTTTAAAATACCGGAGGACTCTGGTGATTTCTTTCCAGAGTTCCACGAGGGCTTCCCTCTCTTCATTGCTGCAGCTTTTTCAATAGCTTCTGCTGTGAATCTGGGCTTTACTGTTGGTTTCTTAAATAACTCAAGAGGTGATATGCCTAGTATTTTTGCTCGGAGCTTATGCGGTATGATACGTTTTCCCATTAAAGTTTTAACAATAAATGAAAAGACAGAAGTACCTTGGTGTCCTTTACTTATCTTTTCTCGGGTAGCCTTTGATAGAGTTCTACCGCGCATCGCCTCGCTTCTTTTAGCGATTTCCTCTTTGCTTTGCTTTCTTCCTATGTTGGATAGACTAGGGTGATGTTTCATTTGCTCTTCAGACCATTTAAAACCAGAAAGACCTTCACCACCATCTGTCATATTACATAAGGGATGGCCGAAATACCTAAGCTCTAAAATAGTGTCTTTTTCTACTTGGAATGCTTCAGGTTCAGTTAGATTATCAAATACAATTTCAACAATTAACCCGTGCTTCTTTTCTATGTTCACCCAATGATTATTTCGACCTTTTGTGCTATATGCTCTACGTCCTTTACCCTTACCAACATAGAAAACTTTGTTGTCAGTTTTGCGTCTATGTAAATAGACGTAGTAAATATTATTCATTAATTCTCCATCAAGAATGCATCCAAACAACAATGGCAGGGTGTGGATGAATCACCTTTTCCCTCCGTCGAGGTAGCCTTGTTTATATTACTTATTCTTCAACGTCTTCTAGGATGCCCATAGCACCGATTGAAACGCCCGTTATCTCGTCATTCTTAATCATGTTCCATACATCCTCATGCCCTTTATGAACCTGAAGAGTAACCAGCCATTCACCCTTAGTGACTAACTGCTTATTTAAAATCATGTCTGTCGGTGATAAAAATGACTCGATTATGCTGAATGAATCCGTCATAGTCATGTGGAAGAGATTAGCCCGCATTAGACTCTTATTGAATGACTCTTTAGCTAGTCGAATTTCTTCTAGATCAACTGAGTGAAAATGTAAGTCCACGCCGGGCTTCATCGCCACGTATGTAACCTGCATTAATTCCTCATTCAATGCTTTAACAATAGGAAGACTCTTTGTATCTTTTGCAGTACTTATGTCGTACTCCTTATTCTGTAGTCCATTGGACTGATAGTATAAACCTATTGTCCACTGGATTTAATTAGCTAATATAATAGCATTATGGGTATTAGAAGTCAAGGCGGGTTGCTAGACAAGCCTAGCTCAAGGCAGAACAACTGGAACAACTTCTTGTAGCACCTCTTGTACTAGAGCTACAGGAGTTATAGAAGCCGGTGCTATACTCTCGCAGAACAACGTGCATTCCTCAAGCGTAGGCACCACCAGATCACCCCACCGGGCAGCGTAGTCAGCGGCCACAGCAGCGTGCAATGCTTCAGGATTTGCCAGCATGTACTGCGCTTGTGCGTAGAACTCTGCGGTGCAGGGTGTTGATGTGGTGATGGTTAGGCCATCTTCCGACGGGGTAAAGCTCTTGTCTCCACCACTGTCAGGATCGAGGGCGCGACCTATGGCCGATGCAATGCCAGCTAAGTTCGCAGGCAGGGTGATGCTTAGGGTGTGGTTGTAAGCGTTGGTCATGGCAGGGTTACTCCAGAAAGATTCGCAACCAGTTTCTCAAGCAGCAGCAGGTTTGCGTCACTGACATTGCCTTTGATTGCGATTACTGGGCCGAGGTTGCCAGTGAATGCATAAGTCGCGTTTTCAACCGTGCCAGCACTTGCACCACTGCTGCTACCTATGTAAGCCGACCCAGTAGCGACAGAGGCCATTACTGACGTATTTGTTGCTCCAGACTTGACAGAGTTAACCCTAAGGGTCTTATTGGCACCAACCTTAGACGCTGTGATAACGCAGGGTGCGGTCACTACAGACCCGTGCACTACTGCTGCTGTTGTAGTCCCGTCATACCAGAATGCCATTGGCTTTCCTGATGCGTAGGCTATAGCTCCAGAGCAAAGGTAAGAGTCCCCTTTCACACCGAAAATATAAGGCGCCCCTGTGATCTTCTGGTTTTCACTCGCTGCAATCACACAATGATCATCCGACATCTGAAACGGCACAGCACTCAGTTGCAGCGAATCATTACTCCCGTCGAATGCCCACGAATAACTCCCAGCATTTGGATTGCTTGCTGGTGCTGTGGTGGTTACTGGGATGCCACCTTGTTTGATGATGTCGGCTGCTGTTAGGGTGCCTTGGAATAGTCCGACATCTTGGATGATTACATCCACTGATCCAGCAGGCTTATCTCTGGTGATGTAGTAATACAGCGTAGTACCACCCGCCGCCACAGTATGCGTGATTGTTATCAGTCGAAACTCTGTTGTTGATAGCTCTTCCGTAAAGTCTCTCGACGAGCTAACTGAGCCTACGCCATAGCGATCCCACAAACCGATGTAGTTCTGTGTTCCACCATTTGACTTTGCCCAAAATGCAAAGGTGTAAACGCCGGGTACTACTGTTGTAAATGAGTAGATTGCGCTAGATGAAGTTAACGCAGTAATTCTCCACGCTGAATTGGCTGACCCATCACGCCCAACTTGATCTTTAGTGCAGCCATTAGCGGCTGGAGAGAAAACCCAAGGGCTTGTAGTAGGTGCATTGCTCTGCAACGCCTGATTCAACAACCCCCTCCGTAATACAGGCTTACTCGCGGTTGTAGCTTGGGTCAGGTGGATGCCGGAGATTTCGCGGACGGAGATGTTGTCAAAGGACCCAGTCGATGTTCCACCATAACCAACATACATCAAAACATTACCTGATGTCGAGTACATAATTTTCTTATAGTGACCCGTCGCAGTTACCGAGATAATATTTCCTGCACCACCGTCGTACGGCCCGCGAAACCCACCGCCACTAATATGGGTGTAGTCAAACTCAATGACATAGGTTTTTCCAGCAACAAACATAAGAGGTAACGTTGCAAACTCAGGGGTCGAGCTATTGAAGTTAAGAGAGCCGCCGCTGATAGTTGCTGATGAGGGTAGAGTCCACCCAACAGGTGAACTAAAGTCCCCATTCGTCACTAGCTCCACCCCCAACACGCCCATCCCATCATTAACCCGACCACCAGGCCCATCAATAGCAGCAAGCGTAGTGCCTGCGCTGTCTAGGTAGTTACCTGCTTGGATGCCATTGAGCGCACCAATGCCGGGTAGCCATACGTGGGCATTCTCACCTTGACTCTTCAGGAAAGCAATCGCTTTAGCAATATCCGAGAGTACCGCCTTATTACCACCTATTCTAATCCCCATTCCTATGAACATAGAAACCTCCGCTTAAATAAAGGTAGCACTCTTAGATAAACGCCACGATTGAAGTACAAGTAGTACCCACAGCGTTTACGCGCTTAATGTAGAATGGACCTAGGGTTGTACCTGCGTTAACACCCACAAATGTAACAGTGGTATTATCTAGATTAACTACTGTAATATCCCCAGCAGTACCTGCGTATAACTGGCGTACTTCTTGTGTGAAGTTCAAGCTAGCGTGCGGTACTACTGCAAAAACGTAAGGGCTTGGTGATGTATCTTGAGTAAGCATTATTGGTTCTTTCTATTTAGAGCAGCCTAGATAAGCTGCGATTACATTGTGTTGGTGTTTATTAACCGAACAGTCTATCATGCCAGTGTTTATCTGACAAGTGACTCTATATTAGCTAATATTAACCTGTGCTACAGTCACAGTACAACTAGGCGTGCTTGGGCAGAACCCCGTACTAGCAGGAGCTACGAGCGTAATAGTAGTACTATCCACTGCCCACATTAGCTCAAAGTAATCACCTGCATTCATCGCCTCTTGGAAGCTCCAGCTTGGAACCAGCAGAGTACCTGAGCCCTGTACACTGAGCTTATTTGCACTAGCTGGGATATCTACTCCGTTAATCCTCCCCCATACCCACATATTCTGAGCATTGGAGTTTGACTTAGATACCTGCATAGTGAACTGGAATTCATACAGTCCTGCTGTACTACAGGTTATTCTTGTGTTATTCACTACAGATATACCGTAGGCTTCTTTGGTGGTATTCACACGGATAGCACTTGGTGTTTCTGTCAGTGTCTGTACCTGAGTTGTAGTATCGTAGAACGAAGCATAATCCAGCCGTGTTACAGCTTGGGGTTTAACGAAGATTGTCCCTACTGTTGAACTCACAATACCCACAAAGGCTACTGGAATACTTTCATTAGGTGGTACTGGTTTAACATTACTTAACTGACCTGCTACATTGGAGGACACGTACAGAATATCACCTGATGCCCATGTTTCACCATAGGGTGTACCAGTAGTATCCAAGGTACGGACTAACCCGAAGTTAGTAACAAATCCAGTCATACCTGAAGGAATATCTTCAGTACATATCCCAAGAACCCTGAAGGAGTTGAACGCGTGATTAGCTGTAGCCAATCCGAAGGTAATCCTAGAAGTACCCATGTCGCCACCTGTAGCAGCTACTACAGAACCTTGTGGGATAGTACTTCCGGTTATGTTCAGTACAGGTGGGCAGTACATCTCCATACCTAGCTGGAGAGTAGCGTTATCACCCATACGTAGATCCAGAGTGCCATCGAAGGAATTCCACCTGAGCATACCTGCTGTGAAGTCCTCATTAGGCACATTAGCTTCAGTATTGAACTTAATCCAATCAAAGAAAGGAGTAGTATGAACAGTTATGTACTGCTCGATGTACTCCTTCAGGATTTGTTCGTTTGTAATGATAGTATCACCGTTGTCAAAGCCAAGGACTAGACGACCTTTAGTATCGAAGCTTGCACGGATTAGGCTACGTTCTTTGATACTAGCGTTTAAACCCTCTGTAAGGCCCCTAGAATCGACCGTAGCATTAGCTTGGTATATTGTGCTGCTAAACCAGTTAGAAGAGGCTGTAGGTGCCTCTGGTGACTTAACAGGAGCATCTACAGGTGGGTCTGATCTAGCTTTCTCAACAAGATCAAGAACTGCTTGAAGATGTAGTGGAATAGCCTGAGCTTTATTTACTATATTCTTCACAGCAGCTAGACCAGCTATGATTGCTTCTTTCTCGGATTTACATTGGGATAAAGCTGCATTAGCTACCTTAGCGAAGAGCTTGCGCTCTTCTAGGGTTTTATCCTTCATTGCTGGTAGTGTTTGATCACGTAGAATACCCCAATGTACGCAAGGCATAGACGCTCCTTTAAGTTAGTTGCTTTTAGTTTCTTGTCCTACACTTCGTTTTATTCTGTACAAATGTGTTTTACTGATATTGTATAACTTCATAGCTTGGATCGCAGTTAAGTATTCAAGGCTTGCTATAATATCAGAGTTGTTAAATCTTAAACTATCTTCACGAGACTTCTGTTTGAAATTCAGATGCGGTCTGTACACACCTTTGAATAGATTCTGCAGATACCCTTCAGCTAGACCAAGTTCTTTACTTAGTATTACCATAGTCTTTTTATTGGACATGTACTCGTTATACGCTTGTATCATTACTTCGTCTGAATGTCTTACTTTAAGATAATTCTCGGATTCTTTAAGTACCATAGCGTAATCATTATGTGGTTGGTAGAGTAAATTGCCTTTATACGTTTTACTACGCCCGCATAAACAACTAGATACTGCTGAACACACTCTTCTGTATTCAAGATCAGTTTTACCATCTCCAAGTAAATACCTTGCTGCATCTTTTATTGTCAGAAAAGATATGTGATTATTAAGAGTGACTCTTTTACCATACTTGAGTTGACACTCTTTCAGTTTAAGTCTTGTAGCTTCTGTGAATATTATTCCAAGCCCGGACTCTCCTCCGTCTGTTTTGTTTACAAGCTTACCTAATTTTAGATCACTTCTACCGTACAAAGATATTAACTCTATTTCTAATTCAAGTGCATACCATTCTTGGAGTTTATCTTTAACTATTTCTATGTATATGTCGTGCTTTTTAGCTACGTTGCCCCAGTGTGAGTTCTTATCTCTACTTCTGCTACTGACCATCCATGCTCTATCTTTACTTCCTTTGCCTACGTAAAATACTTCCATAGTATCAAGTCTTCTATGTAAATAGACGTAGAAATCCACTGGCTTAGTATCAAAAGCTTTTATTATCTTAATCATTATGTTCCTAGTTAAGGACAGTTACTTAGAAGTTAAGCAGGAGTGGTAACTAATCACTCTTTTCGGGTGCTACCCTAGCTTAATTTATTTTACCATTATTACTAAATAAGGCAAGACCTCAACTATTTTCGAGATTATTTGAGCTTGTATCTTCACCAGTCATTTGAGTACTTGTTCCGATACCTGTAGGACTAGCGTAGCCTTGGCCGCTTTTAGATGTTGAACCAGTTAGAATATCTGTCTGCGGGGGCATATCAATCGGCAATGGATCAATACCTACTGATGTACGTACAGCATTTAGTACTTCACGATCAAGTTCAAGTAAACCAGTACTTGCATATCTCTGGAAAGCTTTGGATTTGGACTCAATATCTTCGACATCTACACCATCAAAATCAAATGATCCTATGCGACTTTCGTCCCAGTTATTTAGCTGGAACGTCTGTACCAGCAGGTCATTATTAAGTACATCACGGATATTCTTCAGCATTGATTCCGCTGCTGCACCCGTCATACTATTCTTGATAACACCTAGGTTAAAGCTACCACCTGAAGCTGAACCGAAGATTAATACCTCAGCGAATAACGCTACGTAAATAGCTCGCTTGTAATAGTCCTTGATTTTATCAGAATCGAACGCTTTCTTGCCACCTTCATTCGAGAGTAGCTTCAGATCAAACAACGGTTGCTTAGTCTCTAGATCAAACGCTTGAGGTAAGATAACACCGGACTGTTGATTCTGCTGTAGGTTACGAATCATGTTCTTGAAATTCTCGTATTCCCTCTTCTGATCAGTACTAGCATCTGCTGACATATACTGCGGTGGAATCTTGAGCAGAGGAACGCCAGCTAAATCCTTAGAGAATCCCACTACTTCCATCTCTTCAATTGCTGTAAGGTACTTCCATGAGCTATACGCATCACGTAGATGAGATACACCAAATGGATTACCTTTGTGCTTACCTGTACGGAACAGCATGAACTTGCTACGTGGTAATACAACCTCTTGTGAACCTCTGGAGCTATACCGTCCTAGAGTATCACCTACACCATAAAGATTCTGCTTTACACCCGTAATATCAGAGCCGTCTGGACTGAAGGTGAAACGCTCGATAGTCTCTTGGTTTCTAATAGCGAGTTTCTTCCAGCCGATTACACCGTCATTAAAACGTGAGCCATTACTCTTGTATCTACGGCGGTATACTTTCTCGTGTACACTGAATCCATACACCATCATTGAAAGCACATCATTAATGAACTCACGCCATGTACCACCGTCCAGATCACGCATCATTTCATTGATGATTACAGCACGTTTGGTGTCTTCTTCTGTGGGGTTCTGAGGTGCGGTGTATGCCCATTCTACTTTTCCGATGATATTCTCATAGAGAGTCAATGCAGAATTGATAGATGGGCTGTAGGTCATCTGTTTGTAGATTTTGATGTTGTTCGGCCAGTTGAGTTCTCTTTTCAGCTCTTCCGTTGAACACCCACCGAACGTATTGATGCCTAAGCTGCCGATTTCTGATAGACGGAATCGCTCAGGAGTATCTAGGTAGTTAGCTTTGGTTACTGACTGTGGTTGTTCTTTAGTTTTACGTGTAGCCACTGTTGGCTCCTTTGTTCTATGTGAGTTAATAAGTGGAATACTTGGAATACGTGTAGTGGAGAACACCCGTTGTTCTTGGTTGAACGGGTGTAATCTTCGTGCAGAGGGGATTAGAAAATCGTTCGGACAGTAGCAGCCAGCACGTTCGCCATGACTTCAATCGCGGCTTCATTCGGATGTAGGTGGTCGCCAACGTCATACGCCGGCAAATAAGCGGCTGGCGATGCACCGTCAGAAAGAGCCAAATCCCAATCAGCAAGGTATGCCATCTTCGCTGCACACATCGCCCGAATCTTTGCGTTGTACACCTTGCGAACATCGTCAACTGCTACCGTTGTTAGCTGTGCAGAGTGTGGATTTCCAGTGGTCAGGATTGGGGTGATGTTGTTCGCATAGCAGTAATCAAGCATTGCCTGCGTCTTTGCCATCATTGTCTGCACCGCGTAACGTAAAGCCCCTGCCGTTGGCGCTGCGCCGTAGTCATTTGGTGAGTAAGCCGAGTAAACCATGATGTTTGGCGCTACGGCGACAGCCGTATTTAGGCCGGATGGGAGGTAAAACGAGCTAGTTTTCCCGTCAACCCCGTTATTCCAGTAGCTTACAGGCCGTGCTGCGGTTGAAAGTTTTGCAGCCGCACGAAGTCCCCAGGAAGAAAACAGGTCGGCTACTTGCCCATCTCCTTGTGTAATCGAGTCGCCAACGCCAACAATCACCAATCCCCGTGAGCGTGTTCTAAATTGAATTCCAACAGTTGGGCAGGAAGATGCCAGCGATCCGGGCCGTGCAGCATCTGAAATAGTGCCCACTGCATCGCCACTATAGGCTGCTGATTGAAGAATTCGCCCATTGTTTGCAGCTGTTGCATCACGCATTGCGGCTACACACGACACCTTGCTGTAAGGTTGTGCTGCTGCTGTTGCCGAGTAAAGGCGCAGCATCAAAAGTGGCAGCGTCCCGCCATCTGCGCGTGGAACGCTTTGCAGCGGTATCCAGTCCGATGCGCTGATAGTCGGAGCCCATGAGTTTGAAGCGGCCACCACAGTGGGAGAAGCAGCCCCCGCCCACAGTACCGAGCGCCAGCCCTTGTCATCTGTTGCGCTGTCTTTTACTTGATACTTTACACCCCCTGCAATCGGCTCAAAAAGATGGTCGGTAGTGTCTGTTTGTGCTGTTTCTGTCGCAGCTACGCAAGCCGTGATGACAGGTGATCCCGTTCCGTGGTGGTAGTACACAACACGGACTGAATCAAAGTCTGCATCCAGTGCAACCTTCATGAGATACGTGTAGGGTGACGTTTGATCTGTAACACCTGAAATGCCCATTAGCTTCTGGCCCATCGTGTTTTTTGCAGCCAGTGCGATCTGGGTATTTATGCCCGATAAACTAATCCCCCCGGTGACAGGATTAACTTGTGCAGTAACCACATCAGCTACATTGTACTTCTGCGTAGTATCATCACTGAACTCAATCGTGGTATTACCACCAACATCAGTTACGATTTCTTTGATTATCTTTGTTGCCATTATTATCCTTGTAAGTATTTCTGTATTACTGCTGTTGTACTGCAGGTATCTGTGCTTATGATTTACGCATGAAACAACAAGGCATCTCGTACCTTGTACTCGTTCTAGCATAACACGGAAGTATTTAACTTTCTAGTTATGCCTCTTAATCACCACATCCTAACTATTGGAATTCTCCTTGTATAATCCTAGGTGCTTCACCTTGAGGTAATACCGGCTGGGAGAATCCGAGGTTAGAGTAGGAATTGGACTGGTGTAGATCAGGCAGGGTGAAGGAGGGGAGTTCCATTACACCCTGATTAAGTGTAAGGATACAGTCAGAAACGCAGTCAGCCAAGTCATCGTGTCCATTATTCTTCTCACCTGTGAAGTTCTCAAGCTCTACTAGCATCTCGTCTAACCACTCTGATTTAACAAAGTTAACTAGACCAGCCTCAGATATAGCAGAGAATGGTAAGAAGCGTGTTAACTTGGATTTATTCGTCCGTACTAACCTGCAAGTTATACCCATTTCTGAGAGTTTTAACTTAATGATATTCGAGTAAGCAATACCTGCTTGACCAGGGTCAAGTGGGATAGTTACAATCGTACCATCTGGGTCAGCTAGTGCAGTTCTATAGATTAGATTCTCAACTTCATAAGGTCTATCACGTAAACTCTGTACATCCTCTACAGTGTAGATATTGTTCTTATCTTTACTCATGAGTACACCACGAGTCCAATCAGGGTCAGGTGACGCTGTAGAGGGCTTTACTGCACTTAAATCCCATGAACGTACTCTACGGTGAGCTACAGCATTAGGGTAAGGGACAATCTTGCAGAATTCACGTTTAAAGAATCCAGACTCTTGCTCACGAGCAGTCCATGAACCATCTAAGAATATTCGTTTCTTAACTTCAGGTAAAGCCATCAGATTATAAATATAATCAGGGTTAGCTAACATGAGCGGTTTATTGTCTGTCACATGGGCACGTATACTGCGGAAACTACGCACCTGATCGCCATATAATGCTTCAGCTTCTTTTCTATCATTGAACCAAACTGGCTTACTGTCCTTCAGAACGAAGTACCTCTCTACGTTGGATTTCTCCTTGAGGGGGATACCTTGATCATCTAAATAAAAGTCCTTTAACCAGTCGTAAATACCGGGTCCAAACTTAGGATTAGTTGCCCAGAACATTTGAGGGGTATAATCAACCTTAGCATTACGCATACGGCCCATTAGTGGTAAAACAAACGATTCAAATGGGTCAAATGTAACAGCCTCGTCGAAGAAGACTGCGCTATACTGTGATCCCAAGTGATTGTTTACGTCAGATAAATGCTGTAAGTGAGCGAATTTAACTACTGAGTTAGTACTAGGAATAAATATCTCTAAATCTCTACTTCTGATTTTAGCATCAGGAAACATCTGTGCAAAAATAACACTAGCCTCTTGCCATACAGAACCGGGGGAGCGGATTTGGGTACTGGTTCTTCGGAAGCAGATAATAGTTGAGTTCTGTTTAGCTGCGAACTTAACCATATTAAGAATCAAAGCAAAAGTTTTTCCAGCACCCGCGCTCCCAGAGTAGCATGTAATTGTGCTAGTACTTGAAAGGAAGCATTCCTGAGGGATACTTGCCGGTGCAAGCACGATTTTATCTGAGTAGTCTTTTCGTTTAGTAGCCATTAGTTCCTTCAGTATTTAATTCCGCAGTATCTAAATACACAGCGTCTAATTGTTTTAGTATTTCAAGCTCAATCTCAGGTATTGTTGCTTTTCTCCAGTTGTGCCCCATAGCGGGTAAGCTATTCTTCATACATTTTGAAATCCATTCTGGAGTACTGTCTGTTCTTTGATCACCGAAGTAGTCAGCAGCAGCTTTAAAACTCGTGAATACCAATTCATCATCCATGACTACAGCATTGTTCTTTGGCATTATTTTTGTAGGCAATTTCTGAAGAACTTCTCTGTTATATTTTGTGGCATTGGAATGAATATCAGGGTTATAGTGTTCCACAAGAATACCTTTAAACACTGTAAAGGAGTACCCTCTAGCTATTGCTTCACTCAGTGTCGTATATAAAGAATTGCTGTTGCCAACTTTACGACTAAAATCCTTGATAGAATCAAAGATAAATCTACGATTGACTACTATTTTATATGAACGCATTTCAAGGAGTTTAGCTTTAAACTCTGAGTTATCCCATATAATTTTGGAGCTTTCTGACCGTAGCTTACGAGTATCTTCTGACATATTCTCCCAAGCTGCTTTTGTGGCTTGACTTTGTTTTTCTTTAAACTCAGGTGTTGAGCATGTTAGTATGAACTTATCAATTGCACTTTTCTTTTTATCTGGATCATTCATCCAAGCAGTTCTCTTACTAATGTACTCTTCTTTACCCTCAGCAGATAAATTATTGTAGTTCTGTTTGTTTATCTCAGCAACCATTTTACGGAAGCTATTGTCTTTATTTTGAGCAAGTACTAATTCCTGCATACGGGCGTCACAATCTTGCGCCCAACTTGGATTGTCTAACCTACGTTTATTAGTGATCTCACGTTGTACTCTCTTTGTAGAGTCAGAGTGCTTAAATCCAGATGTAGTATTTCCACCGATGGTAAGGTTTGTTAAGTTATCAATACCATATAATGCTATAGTGCTGATTTCTAAATTAAAGGCTTCTTTTTCTGTTAATCCTTGGTGAATAATCTCTACGATATACCCGTACTTATTAACAGTATTTACCCAATGAGGGTTTCTTGATCTAGTTGACCATGCTCGTCTATCTTTACCTTTTCCAACATAGAATATAGAATTGGTATCTTTGCGTTTATGAATATACACATAGAAAATAGGTTCTTCTGAGAAATTACCAGTTACTTGATCTACCACTATTACCTCCTGCTCTCACTAATAAAACAGAGGAAGTGTGGTGAGGAATCACACTTATCGGTCGGCCAACCTATCCTTGTTTAAAACTTCAACTTTCTTCTGTGTTTACAATCTTCAGTGAGAACACGGGCTTGTTGTCCTGCTGAATTTCTTCGGACTCTTCACTGTCGTACAGTGGATTATATAAATCCTTCAGTAGCTCTTTATATGTCTGAATAATCAGGGCAGCACTACGGAGCTTACCATTCTCTGACGCATCTTTATTATCTAAAATATTAACCGCAGCTTGAATAGCTTTACTCTGAATCGGTTTCAGCTTCCTGACCAAAATTAGCAATTCCTTAGTACGATTCGACCTATTAGTGGGCTTATCCGCATCTAATACACGGCTGCGACCAGCAGGATTACCACTCACACCTTTAACAAACGCCATACTTCTGCTCCAATATCTATTATATTAAAATCTTATCTCTATTTAACTGGTGGACTAAGCTGGGATTTAAACCCAACGCTTTCTACCTCCAGTATCTCTCTGGTGTAGCTGCACTCTCATTATGCTATTAGCCCGTATGTTCTTCAATTACTCTTCACATTCGTCTTACGTTAGGCTCCCTGATCCACGCAGGATATACCCACTAGAAACAGCCGTGTTATCCTCGTTAGCCGCATCCTGCGGATACGTCTGCGGTGTAAGCCCCGGAGCTATCTGCATTATACTACAGATTAAGCATAAGTAGTATAGTAAGTGAAGATGCCCACGTACATACTGGAATTTAAACCAGTGATCTTTAAGCTATGTGCTTAACGAGATACCTTCTCTAATGTACGTGAGTTATAACCTCAAAGTCCGTGCCCGTAAAGGCATAGCTGTTTCACAGACCATGCCCATAGAGGCCTCAGCCTAAAGGCCGTGTCCATAATCCTCATAATCATTTCCTATATCTGAGCAGGAGCTATACACATCAGAATCAAACACAGCTAATGTCCTACCCTGAGTAGTCATGAGGTTATACTCCAGCTCTAAATCCTCATCATCTTGAGGTTCTTGAGGTGTGTTAACTTGGCACATCTGGCAGGTGTCTGTACGGTTATAGGCTGTTAGACGGAAGGTAGCTCGACAGATTACGCATTGCATTGGTTTGAGTCCTTTGTTCTTCTTATTAGGTTGTGGTATTGGAGCATGACTACAGGCGTATCCGAAGGATTCAGCTACGGACTCGGTGTAATCTGAAGTATTGAAATGTGCTAGTAACGGGTCTAGCCTTGCCGGATTCTGCTGTGGATACATTACATAAGTACACAACAGAAGACCACAAGCGATTGACCGTAGGATAAATACTAGGTACGTATGTCGGCGTTAGCTGGCAATTATTCCACAGCAGTCAACAAGCGCTTAATACTTGTTCTTACGTCAGGATGTACTGTAGTTCAAACCTACGGTATTGTTCGTTGAATTAGTCGGCAGTTTATCGTACGCTGGTAATTAAGTCAAGCTTAGGAACTATGTACTCAAGCAGACACAATGTAACCCGTTCGCGCTATGCGCTCACTATATACTTATTCAACAACACTGTACTCGTACAAACTAGCATTCTAAGGAAGGCTTTAGCAGCAGTAATATCATGAAAGCTCTGATGGGTGCTGAACCCTCCCTGCTTGTACCGTACCTTGTACGAATAAACCTCAGTCCGATGCGGTACTAACTTAGCATACCCGCTTAGATTCGCGGTAGCATCCTTGATTAAGCTCCATTCAGCTTTGGTGCAGCACCCTAGGTTATACCCGCGTAGATTATCATCATTCATATCCTTGAAGTACACCACATGATCCACCGGAAGCTCTCTCCTGTTAATCATCTCCCACGCTAGGATTGCTCCTTTTCTATTCGTATTCTTACCAGTGATACTGGACCGGCATACAACCCTGCTAGAATCGTCCAGAGGTAATTCCCTAGTGGTAGCCTTGGTTTTACGATCAATGCGCCAGAAGGTGCCATTCAAGAGATCGTAGGCGATGTTAGGGAAGGTTGAACTGTAGAGGAGACGTGGGGTTGAGTCTGGAGGTGTAGTTTGTGTAGAATTCATGCAGTCCTTGCGGTGTAATTGTGGTATAAGTGATTGTAACATATTTATAAAGCAAGTACAATGTACAGAAAAGAAGTGTAGAATGTGGGCTTAACTAAAGGAACAAAATGACTAAAGAGATCGAGATACTAGATGCACTTCCGGGTAGCGGAAAGACATACTCTATTTTTGAGTACATGGCAAAGCACCAAGAGAAGCCTTGGTTGTACTTGTCACCAATGAAGGATGAAGTAAATACAAGAGTACAAAAAGAAGCTGATAGGGTTAACATGGCATTTCATATTGCTGACTCAAAGAACGGCACTCTAGCACCGCAGATTCTGGAGTTCATGCGTGAAGGTAAGAATATAGCTTGTACGCACGCTTTAACACTACACTTCAAACAGGAGCACATCGACTATATCAAGCTACAAGAATATCAGATTGTATGTGATGAAGAGTTGAACTTAATTGATGACTTTAAGATCAGTAAGCAAGATGTTGATTTCTTGTACTCTGAAAATATGTTAAGCAAAGATGTTGATAACTTAGGTAAGATGGCGTTCTTGAAACAGAGTATGTCAGATGACGCAAGGTATGGGGATATTAAACGTCTGTGTGACCGTGGGTGCCTGTACGGGGAGAAGAACTCAAGCACAATGTTAGTTACGTACCTTTCACCTGATCTTATTATTAGCTCTGATAGATTTATTCTGTTGACATATAACTTTGGGGGTTCGATCATGCAAGCATTTTTATCCTTACACAAGATTGGATTTAAATCCTTGAGTATTCCGTTGCTTAGAGGCAACAGTAAGAATAAAACTGAAATAAAAGAGCTTCTTGAGTTCGTTGAACCAATATCTGTTAAGAAGTTCCTTGACACACAAAGTAAGTTCAACTTATCTTCTACTTGGTGGGAGTCCAACATAGAGCGTAAGACTATCAATCCTGATGATGTACGTAAACTACTTGTATCTCTTCCAAAGACACAGAAGGTTCCAGTCGCACAGGTGTACTACACTATACCGATGAGTAATCTATCTAAGGTTAAATGTAGCAATGTATCTGCAGATAACTTGGTGGCTTGTAATTGTAGGGCAACCAATAAACTAGCACACAAGACTTACGCAATTCATGCTATGAACATCTTCAACAATGTTACAGTAAAGTCCTACTTGTTGAGCTACGGGTTTGAAATAAACGAAGAAAGCTTTGCACTCAACCAAGCAATACAGTGGGTTTTTAGAGGTTGCATACGCGAAAGACTGCCGATGAAAGTGACATTCTTGAGCAAAAGAATGCGTGATTTGTTCATGGATTGGTTAGATGAATAAAGGATTATAATGAAGGCTCTCATTATCTTTTTTCTACGAGTTCCAAAAAACCCAATAGAATCAAGGCTCTCCAGAGGTTTTCAGGCATCCGTCCCTAATAAGAAAAATATATGGGAGACAAGCAACGTGCAGTACAATCTACTTCGTAGGTAGCATCGCACAACAAACTCCGGTACACCTGTAGTTCAGCTAAAGCTCTAGCACAAAGAATAGAGAACTAAGTAGTAAAACACAAACCAGAAGATCTACAGCTTCAATGGAAGTAACACCGTCTGGTCAACCTTAAGCTACCAAGTACAAACAGACATTACACCTTCCATTCAAAGTAAAGACTAGCGTGAATAAATTAAACTTATTGTGTTCTCTTTTATGGTTTGTACTTTATTTATTTCTTACTTGGTTATTTACTTCTTTGTCTTATCTTTTTAGTGCTAGACTCTTAGCTCACCTTAAGCACTATGTATGTAAACCGTGCAATAAAATAAAGTTCACCTAAAGTTGTATCGCACGTAGAACATACGTTACAATCTAAACATATAAACGAAAGGACTCCATGCCAGAACTATCCAAACAAGACCTAGAGCTTATCACACTAGCAGCTAAAGCTCAGGGTATCGTATTCAAGGGTTACGACTCATTCTACGAGGATTACAGTGCTTATGATGCAGAGGATGATGTGAACTATAAGTGGAATCCTCTAGACTCAGACGGAGATGCTCTACGATTAGCTGTTACACTAGGTATGCGTATTGAAACACCGAAGTATAAAGGCTTTGGTACAACAGTAGGTAATCAGACTGTATTCCGGGATGATCCATTTGAACAAACACGTAGAGCTATTGTGCTGTACGCTGCAAGTCTTGCATACAAGGTAATTGATTTATCTTAGACTAAGGAAATTGATCTGAGTTAAAAGTAAGTTACAATAGCTCATACAAGATAAAGCAACAATATCCGCTTAAAGAGATATTTATACACGAAAGGAAATATACATGACAGAGATTACTAAAGAACAAACACCAGCTTTAATTAAAGTACAGGCATATAGCTTAGCCGAAGCACTACAGCAAGCTCAGGATGGAATTATCATGGGTTATACGATTGATCTAGAGAGCAATGAAGGCTATCCGCAGCAATTCGGTAGTATGATTACATTCACTCTTGTGAAGACCACAGAAGAGCCATTTCCTGGTCTTGGTGGGGTAGTACAGGAGGATAAACCCATGGTTGAAGCTACTGTATTGAAGGAAGTACAAGCGAAGTACAAACGTAAGGAGAAGTGATGGCTACAAAATTCCGTAAGAAACCAGTAGTAATTGAAGCTGTTCAGTGGACTGGGTTAAATCTAGTTGAAGTGGTTAAATTCACAGATAACCACACTGATATTTCTTCAGGTAAATGGTCAGAGTACGTTGATATAGTAAACAAAGAAGGTCTGTATATTCATACACTTGAAGGCCGTATGTTCGCTAATATCGGAGACTGGATTATCATTGGTGTAAAAGGTGAATGTTACCCATGTAAGCCTGATATTTTCGAACTGACGTATGAGGTAGTAGAATAACAGAGTAAGTACGTACCTGTCTAACCGCAGGTACATTTTTATTAATCCAAGAAAGAAGGAACCCAGATGAAACGTAATCAAAAAGTCCAATCAGATCGTGTACAAAAAGAGAAGTTCACTCGTGTACAATTCCCAGTTCTTCTTCCAATGAATGAACACCAGAAGGAAATGCTTGATGCACTGAAGTTCAATACTATCATTGTTGCGTCCGGGAGCGCTGGAGTTGGAAAAAGTTTACTTTCTGTGCACCACGCAGCACGTAAGTTATTCTTTGGTGATGTTAAGAAAATCATTCTTCTACGTGCATACCAACCATTAGTTGGACGTACTATTGGCTTTATGCCCGGTGATGCCTTGGCTAAACTGATGCCTTACTATCAACAGATGGTGGACTACTTAGAGGACTACTTGGGTAAAGCCTCTACAGAGATTTATATTAAGAATGGAAGTATTGAGATTTGTTCATTAGAGACTATTCGTGGTCGTAGTTGGTCTGACTCAATTATAATTGTCGATGAGGCACAGAACTTGTTTGTACCTGAGATTCAAGCACTGACTACACGTATTGGTACAAATTCACAGATGATCTTCTGCGGTGATAACTCAGGTTTACAGACTGATGTTAAGAACGGTATGGATGGATTGACGTACTTAGAGAAGCTGGTACAGAAATACAATATCCCAGATACAGCTAATATTAAGTTCAATCGTGATGATATCTGTCGTAGTGATATTACCCGTGATTTCGTTATTGCTTTTGAGGAAGAGATGAAAGCTGATCTGGATGGTACTGCTATTATTTCTAAATCTAACACAGACAAGCAATTCAAAGTTGGCCGATAATCTAGTATTTTAAATAAGGACAATACATGAAATTCAACAATACAAATAAATACACTACAGGTAAATATCAGGTAGGCAAATATCACTCTACTAAATATCAAGAGGGTTCTGGTTATGCTATCAAAGCAAGTACAAGTTCTCCTCAACTAAACGAAGAGGACTACGAAGAAGAACCACAAGAGTCCTTCCTTGGCTACACCGAAGAACAGCAAGTATCTGTATGCTTGACCATCCCTATTGATACACGTATTCGAGAAGCTAGCTACTACCGTCATGTAGCTCAACGTTTGACTAACACATCAGAGAATGATCTAATCAAATTCGAGATTCATTCACCCGGTGGGGCTTACAATGGACTCACAGCTCTACTCTCTGCAGTCCTACGTACAGAGGCTACTACGATTGCTTATATGAATGGAGAATGTCACTCAGCAGCTAGTATGCTTGCATTGAGTTGCGATGAAGTACAGGTATCTCCGTTTGCTAGCATGCTGTGTCACTTCGTGCGGTATGGTACTGCAGGTAAATCCAGTGATATTAAAGCGTTCGTTGACCACACGCATGATACAGGTGCTGAAGTATTCAGAGGTATCTACTGGGGGTTCTTGACGGAGGATGAGATCGGAGCTTGTATCGAGGGTAAGGAGCTGTGGTTGAACGCAGTAGAGATTCAGAGTAGATTGATTAAGCGAGAGGAGTTAGTCAAGGAGTACGAAGAAGATTGTGATGAGAAGTTAGGATGCGAAGGGGACTGTGATAATTGTAGTTGTGGTGAGTACGAAGATGAAGTTCATGCTGTACCAGTTGTAGAGACTGGAGTATGGCCTGATGTTAAAGCACCAACTACGAAGCTCAGTAGTAAAGTCAAGAAGACAAGGGCGCAATTGCAAAGTGCAACCGCTTAAAGTAATCCTATAAGAGACTAACCTAATAGGTACATCTTAATTTTAAAATTCCAGTAGACCCTTGGTTAACTCCTTGGGTCTTTTCTTTTGCCTATAAATATCTCATACATCGATAAGCCATCTACTGCATGAAGACAAGCCTTCCAAGGTAAGTCTCTTGAAAGTCAGCGTATGGTTAATCTTACTAATTTGAAATTTTTATAGAGCTAATAAATACATTTACTAGAAATATAGAAGTACATAATATCAATGTTCTGTGTATATCTATAAACAAAGCCCAAAGGGTTGGTCTTCTTATGTGCATTAAAACATCCGGTATACAGCCAAACAACCTAAGTTATACTCCCATTTAAACACCCTTAGAAGCGATTCATGTTGTGTTGGCTACGTGTGTACTCCGTGCTGATTATCGTGCGTTCTAGGTGTGTTTGGTGGCGTTTAATCAGTGCTGTAGCGTGTGTTTCATGTGTGTAATATCAATGGTGGAATCAGTTGTTAATCTTTTGTTACATTGTTGATAGTTCATTGGTTGCTAACTGCTGGCCGGCACATGGGTTAGACAGAACGTGCCGAGCCCCGTTTCACTTTCCGTTTAACGCTCAAAATATCTACGGTCGCTGTAGCATCATTTTATCGTCGATTTTACATGCGTTTCAGCGGTGTTTATGCTGCTATACCTGCGCTTTATAGTGGATTATTGCGCGGGAATGAGGGTATAACGTGGGTTTATAGCGTGGATAGCATGAAATGTGGTGGATTGTGCTGTTTATACGTGTGATGCACTGTGCGACGATATCAAATGATTAAACCAATAGCACTATTCTGAGCTATAAACAGGCGTAAAAATACCCGCATAAAGCGGGCGTTTATCGTGCGTTACACCGTCATTTTACGGGCCTAGACCGTAGAACTTATCATGGCACCATACTATGATCTGCAATGCTATTACCATCGCACCGAGCACTATATACACCGTGAAAGGTATGGTCAAAAAGTACATTACTATAAGCATAGGTTTACACCTTACCTTTAAAGCTAGCCTTAGAAGTACCGTGCGCGACGATAGCAATTGACTTGCGCATAGTCACTGGTATTGATCCTGCATTGATACCTGCGCTGCTCTTACGTTGGTTATCAACGTTCACGCCGTTACATAGTCCACAGCTTGAGCACGTTACACCCTCCCTGAACCCTTCGGTTGACGCTGGGCATAGTATCTCAGTTTTAAGCAATGCTTTCTTCCCTTGTTCTTGCCATGTTTTAACATCGATAACCCTGAACGTTCTACGCTTTAAAAGCGACTGTGTATATTGCGCTTGATGCTTGCTATCTGCTGAGATCATCAATGCAGGGTCAACCTTGATTGTCTTGCCGTCTAAACCCTTGATTCCGCTTGCATGTGAGTACCCGGTCCAGCCCTTAGCTTCTGATAGTAACGCATCCCAAATGAATTGGGGGCAAGCGGCCGGATCACCGTATGAGCCCAATCGCACGGTCTTACTGGCACCGACTGCGCTTATTTGATCTCTGGTGATGCGCTTGTAAGAACCACGTTTATAGCTTTTATATATCTGTGATGGAGCAAACAGGAGGTTAACGTAACAACTCCGATTATCTGCCCATCCCGTAGATTTGGTTAAATTAGGTGTTCCCTTATGTGGACAATCTCCGCAGATGCCACGGTCGAGCCCTAGGCGGCTTGCCTCTATTGGGTTGACGTTATCTCCGCGCAGGATCCAAGTTTGCAGCATAGCCCCTGTTTTATCGTTCTGTGATCCGCCTGTTAAACCCGTCAGGATGACTACGATTGGTGAGCCGTCGATTAAGCTCGGGCCTTCATACATGATGACGTTACTAGGCTTAGTGGCTTTGGTTTTAGTGATTGACATAATGATTACAGTAAAAAGAAATGTTAAGCTTTAATAAAACGGATACTTGATAACGCCCAAAAGCCCGGCCCATAAAACCTACTGTCATTATGAGTCATAGAATAAGCTAACCATATTGCAGTATTAGCTGCACTACCGTGCATGTTCTGCTGAGTGACAGCCTTTGTGGTTGTCCGGTAGCCCTTAGGATTACCTACAATATTCCCTTGACAGTCGAAAATGAAATACATAATAACCTCAATAAACTTCTGATTTCGGTGTAATTGAGTTCAGCAAGAAACCTTCCAGCGTATGAAACTCGAGATTAAATACATCCTCGCATGATTGATAACCCCAGCACTGTATTAAACTCTTAATATAGGGTTTATCCTGTATTTTATTAAAAGTTATATTGTCCAATGGCTTGCATTTCGTTACTCTAGTTTTATCCCTGTACCTGTAATTCACGCTCTTGATATTAACCCGCTTTAAAGCATTGGCTAATTCCTGCGCTAATTCTGGGCTTGGAGCGCAGTACAAAGCGAGAGCGTATAAATCTGTATCGTGCATAATGTAAGCTGACATAATTTATCCTATTTGTGAAGATTGATGTAGCGGGCTTCGCTTACCCACCATTGAATTGTACCCGATTAAAGCCAGCGCTGTTTCAGCGCATACCCGCCTGAACTATCGGGCGCTGCATTCCGTGTCCCGTGCGGTGTATCCGTCCCATTAGACCACAGAGCTAACCCCAGGCTATATACCACTGCAAAACCCATGTCCATGCCGCATCCATTCACGATTAAACCGCCCTTGTCGCTGTGCTTGTAATCAGTGATAACTGACACGAAATGATCAATGTTGATAATCTCATTATCGCGTGGGTCAACAATATAGAAGCTGATCCGGCGCGACATTCCAGAGCTTGAAACGTGTAAGCAACTCGTGCGCACAGTATCACCGGGTTTAATTAGTGCTTTAAGGTTCACTATGCACTGTGCTTTAAGTTCAGCTTTACCTGCCTTAATGGTCAACTTGGTGCAGCCCATGTGATGCTGTGGGTAATCTGAAGTAAAAACGAAACCATTTGCGTCTTTGAGGTAAGCCATAATATTGCTCTGTTAAATGTAAAGCCAAGCCGGGAAAATGCCCGACTATGCCACCACTTTAAATAGCGGCATAATCTGATACTTTCTATTTATTCTAACCTATTTTGTGTATCTTACTGCACCATAAATAACGCTCAAAGGTTAAGCCATTATTTGTATACAGTTTAAAACCAACTAAGAAACCATCCTGAATTATGCGCTTTGCTTTGTAGTGCGGCTTGTATCTATTCAGCATATTAATCCCCGTCCTGTAAAATCATTAATTCAAGTTGTGCCGTGTCAACAGCATCTTGTAGGGTGTTGGCGATGTAACGGGTATTACATTCCAATCCTTTATAGCAGTATTCCACAATATAGAATCGCTCTGCTTCATTAATGCTTACCTTTGCACTATGCCCACTAGCCCGGTGTATTGTCTGAATTAATTTCATGATATTGCCTGTTAAAACTGCCGTTTGTTATCGCGTTGTTGCTTACGGTCTCGGCTTGGCTTTCCCTGTTGGGGTTTACCGTGATTTTCTTCAGTGTCTTTATTGTAGTGCATCTTTAGTCCTCGTTTGTAGTGTAAAAAGAGTCACCAATGTATTCTAGGCGCTCAGAGCATACCATATTATATATTTTCACTAAAAACATCCCGTCAACCTCGCGTAAGGTTTCAACAATATTTTCAATGGCCTCGCTGTGTGTCATTGTATTTTCCATTTACTTAGCCCCTTTAGATTTCGCCCAATTGCGTTGCAGCTTATTCCTCGTTAAGTCGCTGGGTTTGCCAAACGTACCCACTTGCATCCTCACCGCATCGATTCCTTCAGGTGTCTTCCCAAGCCACTGACCACGGCTTACGTTGCACTTACCTGCGAATTTAAACCATTGTCCGACTTGGATGCCTTCCAGTTCACGATAAGAACTGATTGTGACCGTTTTAACGTAGCGCATGATCTTGTCCTTTGAATGCAATCCAATTTATACAAGCTTGGATTATACGTTAGTTGCGTAGTCAGACGCTGCGTTTTTCTGCGCTTTGATGCCGTGGGCTTTTACGCTGATAATATTCAAGCGATTAATATTCCGGGGTGCATCGAAGCGAACAGAGCCACAACGGGTATAAATCAAGAGGTAGTCACGCTCGGTTTGAGCTACTTGTTCCGCTGTTTTGTACTTGGCGACCCCATTTTGGTATTTCTTAACGCCGGTTCGGCCATTGATTGTGCGAATCTCGCCGGAGTTGGTGATAAATGTCACCGTGCAAAATTGGCCTGTTTGAACCAAAGAACTAGAAATTTTAGACATAATAATGCTCAAAATAAATTAGGGTAAAAACACCCGGTAAACCCTCGATTGTCCGAAGGTTTAACGTGTCGCTTTACTGTGCTGATTCTACCCCATTAAATAGCTGGTTAGAGGTAGGATGATAAACCAAAGGGTTAAATTTATCAGTGTAAGGGCTTTCATTATGTCACCTATTAGATCACGAAACCAGCGCAGACCGAAAAGATCGAGTAGAAAGTACCTACACAGGTAGCGGCTGCAACTACCAACATTGTTACTTCAAATTTATCCATTTTGTTCTTTCGTTCACCTTGCGTTATTGCTTAAAAGCGAAACCGAAGGATTCGATTTCTGCTGGCATGGCTAAAGTATAACGGCATTTTGTGCATAAATTCACCCAGTACGCGAAAAACTAGAAATAACTGAAAATAAGTGCAAAATAAATTCCTGCTAAATGGCACGGTATTTGCTACGCGTATATGCGCGATTTACTTACAGTGCAGAGCCTGCCAGCGTCAGCGGTAGGCGTCCCAGTGCAGAGCCTGCCAGCGTCAGCGGTAGGCGTCCCAGTGCAGAGCCTGCCAGCGTCAGCGGTAGGCGTCCCAGTGCAGAGCCTGCCAGCGTCAGCGGTAGGCGTCCCAGTGCAGAGCCAAGGCGTAAATACCATCGAGTATAAATAATACTGATCAGTATAGTCTTTGACTGAACTGTATAGTCAGAAACTAACCAGTCTATTCTCTGACTCGACGGTATTTTCAGCTATTTTCGAGCAATTTCTAGGTTTTACTGTCCTGAGCCTTTAGTCTAAAACCATTCCAGACCCAAACGGTCTTTTTGAAATTCAAAGCACTGATTCTGTATGAATTAATTTAGGTGTGTATAAAATAATAAAAGAACCCAAAGGGCATCTGGACTTTTTAGTCACAAACCCCTTCCGATTTTCTGATTTATTTTGTAGTATTGGAATTTGAATCTTCTAGTCCCTTTAGGTTAATCAGTAGATCACACAACTCTTTTGCTTCTTGGTATTTCTCCTGCTTCAACACAGCTTGAACACAATCCATGATAACTGCACGAATACCTTCAGTACTGAAATCCAAGGTTAACTTCAGATCAAGTGTAATATCACTCTTGTTATTCTCATGTTGAATGGGCGAACCACTGCGGATCTTCTGACTATATACACTCGGTTGTACTTCAGCCTTTACTTCTGGCATCACTTCAAGCAGGCCAGCATATACTTCCAGCAAATAAGCACTTGAGTACATACGACCATCCCAACGGATGAATATTTCCTTATCTGTAACCCCAGTTACAACACCTACTGCCCTTTTCTGCAACCAACGCACCCGATGACCTTCAAGGAATACACTGGTTGGTTTACTCTGCTTTTCCTGAATATGTATACAGTTAAACACGTGAATACCGTGCGAATAAATATAAGTTGAACCACTCCACGAAATTTGCACCTTCTTGGAGTAGTAATCAACCTGAACTACTACTCCTTTTTCTACAGATGAATTCTTCCAGCTCCAGTACACAATATCTCCTGCTTTAAAATCCTCAATACATTCAGCTACTCGGTAGTCCACTGGGATACCTTTTGGGTTCTTTACATTGTCTTTCATATTATCCTTAGATTGTTTAGGTAAATGGATCAAATACTGCCACGTTGCTCGATTAAGCACACGCTCGCCTCCTCCGTTATTGATAATGTTCCACTCTACTGTAATGCTTGTGTTTGTGACAGCAGTAATTACACCCTGTACTTCACTCGCCGCCCATTTAACACTGTCACCTAATTTGAATACCTTCCCGTTGAAATTTACTTCGGTTTGTTTGACTTGTTTATTCATGTTCATATTATCCTTAATATTTAGTGTCAAAGACAGAGTTTAATACAGATATTCGATACCATGTACTTATCAGTATAGTTCGTTAAATCCTGTGCTCTGATAGTATCCATATCAAGCGACTCTATATTACAACCCGTATCAGCTTGGAGCTTTAGGAGTATTGAAAGAATATAGGATTCTGCTGTACTCTTCTTGTGCTTTATCTGTTCAATATTTAGCATATTTAGTCCTTATTAAGTCTAACATTCTTGGTAAGTAACCACTTCTGTTCTTCTGGGTCATCGTAATAGCTGTCACCATCACACAGAACATATGCAACCGTGAGCTTAACCCTAGCAAATCTAGTTCCGTCTAGAACATCAATCTCATGCGTATAACCCTTGGACAACGCCCATTCATCTGTAGTCAAACGGTAAGTGAATTCCATTTTACACTCCTTTTCAACGAAGTTACCCAAGGTTGGTTGGTCTAATCTGTACATTTGGTCTTTCTGTTTAAGTTGATGAGCGAGTGTACCTGAAAATTCCTGAATCTTAGCGAAATCCCAGAAAATAAGTTCGATAAATTCCAATACTGCTACCTATAAAACACATGATTCTTTATGCGCTTTACAGCCTTCATCTTCTTCATCCAGTCCACTCTAACATTGAACCTAGCATAGTGTAGAACACCTTGTAAATTCTTGTCCATACCATAGCTAGAATCGCCTGTATAGCCCCTAGAACCCACGATAACTGCCTGTTGGTACGCTAGGCTATCCTTTTGGTTAAAGTCCAGTAAACGTCCATTAAACCCTTTGTAGCCGCTTCCGTTAAACACCCCGTTGACCTTACGTTTATCCCTAGTCCAACTGAATTGATTCTTCTGCAGTACAACAGCACAGATTGTGCTAGGGTACTTCCGGCTCTTAACCCTGTTCAGTACCACCTGATGTACAGCTCGCATACCTTCGATTCCCTCACCTCTAGCTTCGTGCATTAGATTCCATGTAGCACAGACGTGTTCTTGCTTGAGGTGTCGCTGGTGTAGTTCAGGTGTATCAAGTTGAGTTGAACTGTAGTAGAAAATAAGAAAGCAAAATAAAAAGTAAATAAAGCACGTAAGACTGAACCGGAATAACCCAAGTAAAGCCCTACGTGCTACATTAATAGTCAATCCACAGTCCGCTTACGTTCGCGCTGTTCATTCCAGTCCGGTTTCCTGGGCTTCTTACCTTTGGGTTTACTTTCGTCCTCTGCTTGTTGCATGAATAAACGGGAGTATTCCAGCTTGGATAATTTCTGCTCTATCTTTTCTTGGTGTTTCATATAATCCTGTAGTTCTGAAGTTTCTAATTTCCTGAATCTTGGCGAAATGCCTGAAAATAAATCTGGTTTTCTGGATGTACTTAATGCATACAGTCTTGGTTGGATTCTACAATACACTGTGCTTGTTCTAAAGTTATTCCTGTATGAGTTACTTCAAGGATATTGCTATATTTGTCTACTATAACAATATCACACAGCATATGCAGAGTATCGTTACGACGGATACAAAGATGTATTGTAGGATTGGTCTTATTCATAGTTTCATTCTCCTATCTAGGAAGGAATATAACGATTATCTGGTGAATCACCTATAGTATTATACTTCACGAAGTCCACACCTTCACTGCAGTAACCATTGCTGCTTCCACAGAACCTAATATCTACATAGCCCTTGATTGTGGCTAACTTGTAGAATGTCCATGTGGTACTTGAATCGTCTTTATCAGGATCAAAAATACTAATGGACTTAGACTCTTCAGCCTGTAGGATAGGCGTTTGAACTAAGTCCTGCAGATCACCTACTATTGACTCAATGTATACACTCTCACAGCAGTCCTGCTCATGATATAGTTTGTAGACTAATCCTGAGCTTGTTGTGAATGTAATTTCATCGTCAGAACTCATAACTGAAGTGAACGTTAATCCTAGGACTTCACTGAATTTACAATATATTGACATTTGTAGCTCCTATTTGTTAATCTTCGTAGTGCTTTGGTTTTACACTTGAACTAAACATTCCCTTTAGCTCGTATTGTAACTCCTGATCATGCGTACTAGCTTGTAGCTCTGAATTAAAATCACTAAATAAATCCATCTGGTAGTATCGCTGCTGTGCTTTTGAAGCTGCAGTTGGTTTAGTGGATTTCACCTTAGGTTGTTTACTTGTATTACTCATATTAAGCACTGATTGTATCCTTTTCTTTAACTAATGTACCAGTGTCTTCATCAAAGATTCCAACTAGATTATTAGCAATCTCCTCCCCTCGCGGAATAATAGGTGTTAACCACCTATCCTGAATATGCGCTGTTGTGCTGGTTCCGTACTGTGTTTCTAGTCCGTATTTACTGCTGATTACCCACAAGTGCCCAGTATCTGCAGCATACCATGTTTCTCCTTGGTGTATGAACTGCTCATTGCGTTGGAAGTATCCTAAGTACTCATTACAGGTAACGATCTTACCGATGTTCATAAGGTGTTGTGCTTTGTTGATCCAGCAGAGTTCGTTGACTTTACAGCGAAGAGTTGGTGTGTTTGATTCCATGATATTCCTTAGAAGTGTTATTAATCTTGAGTCTATTCTACATCAGTTTTATCTTATGGATTCAAACTATTAGCCATATACCCATCGGGCTTAACGCTCAATCCTACCTTCGTCCATTGCTCCTTGCGTACACCTGTAAGCATACTGACGAAATCCCTCTTTGTGCTTTTCTTTATGCTGAATGTACCTACACCTTCGAGCTTAACCTTAGAGCCTTTGGTCAGTTCTTTTGGTAGAACTACAGCTAAAGCACGTAGTATATCTTTGACAATATACTGTGGGTAGTCAGATTGGCTGGACACGAGCTTAACCAAAGAAGGATGTGTGATTAGCTTTTGTTTAGTTACTGCACTCATACATTAACCTTTATAAATAATGATGTGGATTCTACCAAAGATACTGGTTTATCGACATCTACGAATGCGCCTTCTTTGCACGGTAATAACATGCCTACACGTACATAACTGCTTAACTCGGTCCGGTTGACTTCTAATTGACTCCTCAACCAAGCAATCTCAGCTTTTAATGCACATTCTACGCTCATATTCTCATGTGGATGACTTCGGTTACAGCCTGAAGTAGAACCAGTAATGTACCCTTCATTCCTAGTCTTGACTTGAACCATATTAACGAATCGCTCCATCTCTGTGATATGCCCACAAAATTGCCAATTACCGTGTTTGTTGACAGCCAACGACATACCTGCGTTGTACGCTAGTTCTTCGATCTTAGCTGGTGTAAGGGTATTCATTCAGTGCTTCCTTTCATAAGTATTAACAATCAAATAATCCGGGAATGAAACGATCCAACCCTTATATTTACCTTCGTTTAAAACTTTAGCATAAATCATAGTCAGCTCACCTTTACTGAAGACTTGATAAAGCTCAGAGTTACCAGGAATAGTGAACGCTTGGTTGAACTCCACGTTCCTCAGCTCTTGTGCATCTACTGAAATCCAGTCCTTGCTCCAATGTTTGCTGCAATGGTCTTGAGTGCTCATTTAGGTTCCTTTGTATTTAGTGCTTAGAGTTTAACATCAATAGAAGGAATCAACGACAGTGGCTTGAAGATAACTTTGTAGTTATACACACTCACGTTGGACTCTCCTAGCTGCTCTGCGAAGTACGTCACGTTATCCGACACACCCAAGAAATGCTTCTTGTACTCCGTGGGTGAAGTCTTACATACAACCTCTAGTTGTTGGTCTACTGTATCTTTCTTAATAGAACAACGACCTTCAATAGACAGAAGATAAGTACCTTGAATTGAATCGTAGAACACAATCCGGCGCTCAATCTGGAACATATCTGCGGATTTAGACAAGTTCTGTGAGGCGATCTGAGCGTCAGTTGAACAGCCTTGCGCCAAAAGAGTACCAGTGATTGCTGTTGCGATAAGAGCTTTGGTTAAGATGATTTTTAGTGTAAGTTTCATGCTGATTCCTTTACGTTGTTAACAGTTGGTTTATCTCGGTTGATCTTCAGGATGTACTTGCAGTATTCCTTGAGAGTGTATGAATTATACACCTTGTAGTAGTGCAAGTGGAACCGTTTGAAGAGTTCCAGAGTAGTTTCTTTAAACTGCCAATTGTTCATACTACTCGACCTTAAAAATCATAGCAATAGCACGAGCAACCTCTGTAGCTAACTCTCGGTGCTCTAGTTGTGTACTCTCGTGTTGACGAACTGCAATGTAGTGAATCCATGATCGCAGTGTACCTTGAACCTGTAGGATACTCTGAGTACAACCCTCTGGGAGAATACAACGTGCTTGCTCCTTAGCAATACCTACATTCACCGCCCACTTGTAGTTCTCCTTAACTAGCTCAATTACTTCCAGTTGACGACGATTCCACTCTGAGTAAATAAAACGATTATCTTCATCTTCCATATCCAGTACTGTACTGTTTTGGCGATTCTTCTGGTCTTGCATACGTGCATCACGGAGTTCAAACTGTAAGTCCTTGACAGGGTCTGCATACCGTTGACTGTACTCCTGAAATGAGAAGTAACGATGTCGGAGCAGTTGACGAGCAATATCACGAGTAGTCTGAATTTCTAGTGTAACACTAGCCATCTCTAGAGGGGACCAGTGCAAGTGCTTCACTAGGTATTTGATTAGTTTATCTGCTGTTTCATTGTTGATTTTATTACTTGGATTAGATACCCGAGCACAATACGCAACAAAGCTTTTGAGGTCAGTGAATTTATCCTTGAATTCTTCTGATGGTTGTGTGTAACCTACGATTTTTACTTGCATTTATATTCCTTTACGTTTACTTCAATTTCTTATCAGCGACTTCTTTAATCTGCTCGTCTATTTTCTGCTCAATTACCTTAAGCACCTTTGCAGAGATAACCTTAGTCTCAGGCGCTTGTGCTACCTTCTGTGCAGCATACGCTCCAACCATTACATACATTGTCTTTTCACTTGGGATTAAGACAGATGTAAAAGATACTAGAATAAAAGCTACGATGTACTTCAGAATAGATTTCTTTGTGATCTCCCATTGGTTCTCTGCGCGATTATATGAAGGTATAAAATCGTATGCAACTAGTTTAAAAATTATAACAATAACTAGACAAACGCATATAAATACACAGAATGCAGCAAAGCTGCTTATGACTGATATACCGTAGACTAGTAGAGCGAGTTCCATTTGTATTCCTTTGTTAATTTAATTATTTAATCAACTCAACTGACAACAGTGCACCAGTTTCTCCTGAATATACTGCCTTGATATTATCACCTTTAACCTGTTGCTCATTGAAGTATCCACAGAGGCTGTATGCCAAAGAATCAACATCTCTACTAGAAACACTTTCGTGGATATTCGCGTACATAACAATATTGGGTTTAGGTTGTGGTTTTACGCGATAAATTCGGTTTTTTAACCATGTTGGTTGAGCATCTTCGTACCATGTATCCACAACGTACTGCTCAATAGTACACCCATTGGCCCACTGAACAATAAAGTCCCGGTGAATATGAGGCTTAGGTGTGTTGACTGAAGTTCCTGTGTTTGTCATATGTTCCTTCTGCAGTTTATATGTGTGTGTGTAATTGTAGCTGAATTGTTCGATTTAAACTCTTGACTCCGCAATTATACTCAAGATTCTACCTTCTGAGTCCTGGCGGGTTACAGCTTGGATTTGACCGTCTTGTGACCAAGTTACGACGACTTCTCCACGTTCCTTCAAATCAGCTTGTGGTGGCTGTGGTGCGGCGGCGATAGCATCACGCAATGCAGCAAGATGCCTTGCCTTCACTTGCGACACCGCCTTGCTATCCGCACTCAGAATTCCACCAAGTTTGAAGTCGGCGTGATCAACCAAACGCTTTGCAGCATCAAGCAAACGTGGCTCCACCGTCTGCGCTTCCTCCTGTTTTAGAGCAGTAACAGCATTGTTATACCATTCACTCCCTTTACATGATTCATCTCCACTATCCATCATATCAACCATAGCTTTTAATGCTAAATATACTGGTGTTTTCATGTGTACCTTTCTTTGTTAATCTGAGTGAATTCTACTACAGTTCTACGACATACTGCCTACATTCTCTCCACAAAAACCCCATGCTCAAGTAAGTACTCAATTCCAGATGAATCCCTGTACTCGTTCCTGTAGTACACGGAAGTAATACCAGCATCAACAATATCAATTGAGCAATAAACACAACAACTATGCGTGCAGAACAACTCAGCACCTAATGCACTCTGGTTGCTACGTACAAGGCCCATCAGAGCGTTCAACTCACTGTGGCGTACCCTAGGGTCAGTTGCACCATCTGGTAGCTCCACTGGGTCATTAATGTGTGCTGCGTGCGCGTTGTATCCGCAAGAGATTATGCGGTTATCTTTCACAATAACTGAGCCTACTTTCAGGCGTTGAGCTACGCTACACTTCGCGAATGCTTCCGCGCATTCCATGTATGCTAGTTTATGTTTGTGTTTCATAGGTGTTCCTCGTTGATTCCATTGCAAGTAGTATACCTCAGAATACGCACGTTAAACATCTTAAGAGCTAACATACAACTTAAGCACGGCTTGGCTAACGCAGGATTACCCCTAGAATCAAACCGCTGTACAAGCACAGAATGCACCTTAGACACACCTTTGCTGTTTCTAGAAGCTAACAGTGCATGGACCTCAGCATGGAGATTCGTCCTTTCTGCGCTCATTCCTGCCATTATACTGAACATCTTCTGCTGTGGGTGGCTCTTATAAGCATTAGGTCTGGAGCATATCACACGACCTTTACTGTCAAAGCACGTAGCCATTAACTCGAACTTCTTACGTTTACTCAATTTATTCTCCAGATGTACAATAAAATAAAGCCCACACATTTCTGCATGGGTTCTGTGGGCTAGATTCTATATTAAATACTTACGAACTAGCAATAACCTTGAGCTTCTTCTGGATAGCCGCGAGTTTATTCGCTTGCTTCTTCGTCTTGTCTTTACGGTTCAAGTGTTGTTTCAGTTCTATGTAGTAATCAACAGTATTTGGTGTACCATCGCACATCTGCCAGATTACTTCAGCTTTATGTTTGTCGTACTTCTTGACTTCTTCCAGAGTATTCAGTGCTACTTTTAACAGGCTAGACAAGAACTGAGCTTCACTTGCGGTAATCTTAGCTTGTGCTTTATCCTTAGGTAAGTAGCTAAAACCAGAATAGTACTTCTGGATTTCTTCTGTGCTGAAGTCCGTGCGTTTATTCTCTGCTGTTTCAATGTCAGTACACTGCTGCTGATCCTCTTGTTTGTAGCTCTCTTGCTGGGCTTGTTCAGCTTTTGACCACACGAATGCAGCTAGGATTTCCTCGTCTGTATTGAAGTGGTAACGGTCGGTCAAGTCATTGAATTCTTGTTTAAGTAGCATTTGTTTTCCTTTGTAATTAGTGAATTATTTATTGTCCATATAGTCTCTGTACTTGATTAATTCTTTAATCAGCCTATCTACCTTGTATTCCCAGTCCTTATCAGAATCAGCAAAAGACTTATGTAGCCTCACCTTCGAGTGACAATCAGATATTTCTATGAATTTGCTATCAACTAGTTTTGATCCATTATACGGATACTTTCCTTCGTAGATAAACACAGAACCAGAAGACATACTATTCTTTTTATTTAACCATTTTCTTGTGTTGTACATTTAATCTTTCAGGTTATTTAAGCTCAAGCAGGATAAACCTGAGTGAATTCGTATGATGTACCATCAATATAGTAGTACTGTTTGTCGTGTCGGTTGTATTCTACTTTAAATACTCCTTGATAGATAAAGTCAGAAGCAATTAACTGATAACTCTGCTCATATTCATCATCACCTCGATTGTAAGAACCCTCGCAGGCTTGGTACGCAACGTTCTCGTAGTACTCTCGAATGTGGTACTCAGCGTCATAGTGCGTTTCAAACACCCAGTTACAACCAGCTTGTTCTAAGTTTGCAATCTCCGCTTCAGTACAGCGTACTTCTTGCAGTAGAAGATTCAGCTTAAATCGTTTAATTTCTTGCTGTTCTTTGTTTAATCGGAGTTCTTCTTGGTGTGTCATCTTAAGTTCCTTTAAGCAGTTAATAAAATAATCATTCAGTCAGATAAGCAGCATAGCCCTTGTCCATTGCTTTCCGTATAATACCAGTGCAGTGCAACCGCAAATATGCCTTCAGGTTCTGATTCTTGTAGATTTCTTTCTTCGCCTGAGCCAAATAGAACAAATCCTCGTATGCTTCAGATAGACCTTTGTTATCGAACGTAGCTAGTAGATAGTCCTTTTGTGCTACAGCCTTAGCTTCTGGTTTCTGCACAATATCATACACTGAATTACTCAAGGTAAAGCACAGCTTAGCGAACTGTACTTCGTCGGTTTGCATAGATCCCGCTAGGACGGGCGTAGAGCACCCTAGAATGAACGAGAGCATGGTAGTTGATACGAAGGTAGCCAACTTGGGTTTAACGCAGTTATAGAGCGTTTTAGAGCATTTGGTTAATTCTGTGTTGTGGTTCATATCTGTTCCTTTGTAATTAATAAGTCCATAGTCTAACAGCATTTCCACATTACCAACGCTGCATACTTTGCATATCTCCGATAGTCCTGTAGTTCCTGCGTCCGTTATACATCATGCACTCATCATAGATCAATTCAGGGTCTATGCTGTCCAGAAGCGTGTAGAACATCTCACGTGCTTCCCTGCGCTCTTTTGCTGTTGCACCCTTGATAGATACGACCATACAAGCTTGGAGTTCTTTGCGTTGTTTATCTGAGATGTGCTGGGGTTGAACTGGTGTGATACCTTGAGCTTTGAGCTGGAGGAGTTCATGGAGTTTACTCATGTTTGTCTGTAATAAAAGAGCTTGACCAAAGAACATAAGTAGCGTGTACCTCAAAACTATCTTTAACTAGATGCACTACATTATGCGTTCCACGGTCTTCGTAGACATATGAGTAGTCGCTTATTCCTGTACTACCACGGATAAACACAGGTGCACCTATTTTGTTGAAATACACTAATCTATTTAGTTGGTTCTTTGTGAAGGTTATGATTTTCATACTGTCTTTCTTAGTTGGTTAAGCTGTGGTGATCTTAGCACTATTCCATCAACATTTTGAGCTTTGCTGTATCAGGTATGGATTTAAATGCTTGTTGTACTGTTTTATTCATCTTACGTGCCATGAACAATACGCTATTACCTTTCACAGCACGAATAGCCAGAGCGAACTCTTTCTGATCTTGGATTGAACTGCACGTCTCATAAGCTGTGTTCAAGTCCAGCATAATACTCTGGAGTTTATCTACGTACTCTTGAATGAATGCACGATCCTCTGGGAAATACGCTAAGTACTCCTCCTGTTCACCTGTTAGTACAAGCTCACTGATACTCTTAGGATTCAACCCTTCACCACGCAGAAGATGCACTGCACAATACGCAGGTGATTTGATCTTACACACTGGAATCATGTCTTGGTAGAGTACGTAACCTTCATCGAGGTTCTTTAGGTTCTGTACGTCTTCCTTACAGTCCAATAAAGAGTTGAATGTATAACCCTTCGGAAATGACATACCAAATACGTGAGCTTTGTCTGATTCGTCTAGGTACTTGTAAGTGCTGTTATGACGTGCAGTCAGATACCATAAGGTGTAGCCAATGTAGGACTTCACACAACGATTCTCAGTTGATGTAATCTCACAGATGTACGTAACTGCAGGGTTTAACCACTGTAAACACCGTTCTTGAAACTCCAGTTCTGTACAGTCCAAAGCCCTCAGTACAAGCTCCTTGAATGTCACGTCAAAACCATTCACAGTAGCCTCAGCAAAGGCCATACCGCGTGTAGCTACGTACCATGTACCTCTGTGGTTATAGATACGGATAAGACTGCCATCAACCTTCTGGTAACAAATAGCTTTACTCATGTCGATGTGTGACTGTGATTCTGGAACCTCATTTAAGTTAAAAAATCTGTCCATAGACCTAGACACTACATTAAATTCTGTATCTAAGATCAAGCCACGACATTCCATAACAACAGGATGACTCTTAGGTGAATCAACTTGAGAGTAGTTCAGTACCATTAAACCTTCGTTTTCGTAGAGCTTAACCTTGATACCAAGCTCAGACTGTAGCTTTGATAGACCGTGGGTTTTAAGGTAAGTTTGAATTTGCATTTCTGGTTGCACTTGAGTCATGTTGTCTTTCAGTTAGTTGGTTAAGGTGTAAGGATGTTAGCACAAGTTCTAGGTGTAATGCAGGTTCAACACGCGATAAACGAAAGAACATAAGTTGCATTGCGTAGTGACCCTGCATTGAACCTTAGGTTCAGCCTTCGGCTTTAGCACAATTCTATAAATAAAGAATAAAAGAGCTAAAGAATAAGCAACAAAGAAGATCAGCATGTACTTAAGTTAAGCTGTAGCTTCTTCCATGTAGTGCTTGCTTAAGTTCTTGGTTTGTCTCTGTCTTGGTTGCTTTCTAGTTTTAGGTTACTTCTTTATTCTTGTGCTGGAACTTAATGTGTATGTGCGATGCACCCTACGAAGTAGATTGTAATGCACGCTATACATAAGGTTTAACTTAAGTATAACCTTCGTTTATTCTTTTCTTTTATTCTCCTCCTTTATTCTATGAGGGTATTTCACCCTTTGTAGAAGGTGTAAAAAACCCTTTGTAGAAATGGTAAAACACACTTTCTAGCCTACGTCACCAAGGTAAATTTTCGTCCTCATCTTCCTTCAATTTAACCTTTGGTTTATCCACTGCTGCATTGACGGGCTTCACATCCATTACTGAGTGTACGTCCACTACATCATAACTATTGCTGACACCAAGACCAACCTTAACTTTACTCACAGTTAGGTAAGAGTGCTCCTTCAGTTTCTTGATAGCTCTCTTGACAGTTGTCTCGTCTTGCTTAACACCTTCTGCTATGTCCCTGATGTTCTCGTAGTACCTCTTTTGCAACGCCTTGAAGAAGTTAAAACGATTAAGCATATAAGCGTACACAATAATATCAGCATTAGCTACCCAAGGCTCGGCTAGCATTTCTAATGGTAAACGTACATATTTAAGTGTGTTCTGGTGGGTCTTTTCTGTTTTGTTGAACATTGTGTTCCTTTGTGGTTGATTGATTTGTGTACTTTTCTACTAGAAGTTCCATAGACTCTTTAATTAAGCTATTGAAATTCTTATCTGATAACTGACGTGCCTGTATCAGCATAGACGATGCCTCGGTGTTTAATGTAATTTTCATAATTTCTTCCTGAAATACTTGTTAGTTAATTTACTGACTAATGAAAACTGTGCCTAACTCTTGAAAGTTAAACATGAACTTACTTGTGTTGTCACCGAAGTAAAGAACCATTTGTCCCTGTAGTGGTGTTTTCTTTGGTTCTCCTGTTTCATCCAAGAATTTCACCCTACCTTTCAGGAAACACACAGCATCGCACATACTAAGCAAAGATTGTCCAGCCTGCGTTTCTGTTGTGTTATTAACCAGCACTACAGCTTGTTGTGTATTACCAATATGTATCTCGTGCTTTAGTTTTTCAATGAACTGCTTGACTAGCTTTGAACTATACGGAGGATTCATCCATACGTTACCGAACCAGTGCTTATCTAGACCGTCTGTTTCTTGTGTATAAAATACTTCAGCTTTAACATTGATTTGTGCTACTGGACAAGATGCTGGGTCTGTACTGATAGTACCCATCACTGACCTTGCTGCTTCTATCAGATAAACTGGCGTGTACCACTCATTGTTACCTGAGTTGTGCTGGACGTGAACTGTTGTCATTTAGTGTTCCTTATTGATTAGTGCTGGACTGTACCACACTGTAGTGCAACCACCCCTTAGAATCCTTAGTTCTCTCAAGCAATCCAGCATCAATCAAGTGCTGAGTACACCTGATGGCGCTCATGCGGGTAATCCCTGTAGCTTTTGCTATTGTCTCATAGGAGAGCTGAGGACTCATTGGGATAGACCCTACGATGTACAAGTACACGAGCTTTGTTGAGCTAGAAAGAATAGTGTCAGAAAGAATGTCACTTGGTATATTAAACATTAATAGTCCTTTGTTGTTACGGAAACTACAGTGTACCATGTCTATCTGTGGAACACTAGTAAAATACTTAAAATAAATTCCTTGAATTTCACGCAACACACAAGAAAACACGCTAAGATATAGGCATCTTAAACACACAGAGAAACACATGAGCTACGAACAAGACCTTTCCGCTTATACCAAAGCAATCACACCTATTCCTACAGTCCCAGCAGCACCAGCATGGCAACGGCCTAAGTTTCCATCGTTGTGCGCTGAAATCCTTTGGTGTTCAGAGATGGCTAGAATATTCATAGGCCCACCAAAACCCCAGAAAGAAAGGATCGTACAACACGAGATTTACGGCTATAATTCAACCAGTGACAGACAACGTGCATATCTAGTTAAGCACAGAATCAAGCACGTGAGAAAAGACGGCGAGTACCGATAAATAGTAACGAAAGGATAACATGCAAGCACCACTTACAAACGAGGAGTTACTAGAGATGATGTACGAGCGTTTCCTGCGCTTTTACAACCCAAGGCACCTACAGCATGGGTGAAGACATCAGAGGCTCTTCCTAAGGCCTTTACGGACGTTCTAGTGTATCCGTATGAAGCGCCAGATTCAATGACTGCTGAGTACGCCAATAAACGAGGATGGAGACGTTTGGAGTACCGTACGTACTATGGTTGGTTGCCAGTCCAGATCAAACCTCCGTTGTACTGGATGTACATTCCAGCTAGTCCGAAGGAACCTATCAACGAAACAAAGGAACAATAAATGCAAGTAAACCTAGATTTCAGCATAGAGGATGAGAACGGTGATGAATTCACTGTAGAATGCTACGTGGATTGCGATGGTCAAGAACCAAATCATAGGTGCGTGGATTCAGACTGGGATTACAACGGATGGTTTGAGGTAGAATCTGTTCAGTTCGTAAGCATCCAGAATAACGAGAGTTGTCAGATGGATTACACGGCGCTAACCGAAGATGTAAAGGATAGAATTGCTGTAATGATTTCTGGTTTAGCGTATGATGCATGTGTAAAAACAATCAAAGGAGTATTAAATGGATAAAACACTGAGGTTCGTAATAGATGTTGTTCTAATATCATCTCTTCTTAATTTAGTAATTTTACTTGTGGAGTATGTACTAAAATGACAATAGATACTAAACTACAGAAGCTTCTACTGGATGTAAAAGAGACGTTAGAATGCTGCGAAGGCTACGTGAATTCAACCTCACGTTCACCGTCTATGCTTGAAGAAGTACAAGTGCGAGTAGAGCAGATTAAAGCTTATATTAAGAAGGAAGCAGAATAATGAATGAGTGCAACGTTAATCAGACGGAAGTGGTAAAGGCGTTAAAAGGCTGTGTGTTTATCATAGAGTCTCTTGCGCATCTTCAGTGTAAAGAACAAGAAATACTCCCTTGGACAGAGTACGTTCGTGAGCTGATTATTAAAGTAAGCACAGAATGAAAGTAGTTAAACTCGATAAAGCAACATGTGAACTTTTTGTAACTCAACAGCATTACAGTCACCGAGCTTCAATATTCTGGGCTGGCTTTGGTCTAGAAGAAGATGGTTTTATTGTTGGTGTTGCTGTGTATGGACAACCATCACCACCTATTCAGAAATACGCTTTCAAAGACAGAGATTTTAGACTGTATGAACTGTCTAGGGTAGTCGTTCAAACTAAGACAAAGAATGCAGCTAGTTTCCTCGTAGCTAACAGCTTAAAAATGCTCCCTATTAAACCCTGCGCTGTTGTCAGCTATGCAGATATGGAGCAAGGACATTGTGGGATTATCTACCAAGCAACTAACTGGGTGTACACTGGTGCAACTAAATCCCATGACAAAGCCTATATTGTTGATGGTAAACGAACACACCCAATGACACTACGTGATCGTGGAATAACTGATCCTACTAGGTGGGCCAAGGAGAATAATATAGAGATGGTTAAACCTCTGGAGAAACACAGGTATTTTCAGTTCATAGGTAGTGCCACAGACAAGCGTATTATGCTTAGTAAGCTGCAGTACGTTAAAATACAAGAGTACCCTAAATGTGATCAGCAGCGTTACGATACGGGTTTGGATTTAATTATTAAGAAGGAATCAGAATGACAGACAGTAAGACCTACAAGACAATCAAGATTAAAACATACCACGCACCAAGCGGTACACCAGTCTGTAGAACCAAAGAAGGTTCCTGTACATTCCTACAGACAAGACGCTTCGGACAGACGTGGGTTTGTGGGTATAATTCAGAGGAGCTAATGGAGAGTAAAACAGACGAAGGATACTTACGGATTAGCCCGGATTGTATTCTTCATAACATACCCAGCAATAAGGACGATTCCGATAGGCTCGGACTCTTAAAGGAGTAATCATGTACCACACTCAAGAAACAACAAACTCAGTAGAGAATGTAAAACCCGTGTACGTCCTACGCAATGCCATCCAAACCCCAGATAATACAATCCTGCGTAGCTACTCCCGTTGGGACTACATACCGCACATGGATACAGTGTCAGGTGAGTTATACTTCGTGGACAGTGGTACGGATCATTACCGACGACGTTCAGTAAATGCAGTACCTTATGTTGATATGACGGTTACAACTGCAGATGCTTTTGATCTACAACGCGAGGCATTCGTGTGGGGTACATACGGTAAGGGTGGAAAGCAGAAGAAGACGTATGTTGCACTGAAGGATATGACAGACGAGCACATCTGGGCTGTACTAAAGACTCAGCATGGAATTAAAGGTACGTATGTTGAAGAATTGTTTGAGAGTGAGCTAGAATATAGGTTGCTTAACAACATTGAAATTAAGGATAAATAATGGACGTAATTAAATTCTACAATGGAATGCGTGACACAACCCAAGGATTACCTGAGTGGAATGCGCTCCATCCCCAGCACGTACAGATGGTAGTTCAGGCGGTAAACCTTCTGCTGGGTGTTATGTATGACAATAACGTACAAGGTAAGGAGCAAGCAGAATGACCGTTAAGTATCTAGAAGAGAAAGTTCTTTAGCAGCAAAGTAAGATTCGCGACCTAGAGATAGAACTGCAGATATTGTCTGATGCTTATGATGACGCAGTAGAGATATTTGGTAAAGATAATTTAGCTAAAGCGTTACTTAACAGATTAAC